AAATAACTATTAATAAATTATCTATTCAAATTGCTACTGGATTAATGCAGGAAGCAAGAATAACTCAATTTAAAGAGCAGAATAGAGAAAGCTACAATAAGACTGCTAGAAAATTAGCAGGTAAAAACATTCCTCAAAATGCCAATAGGTATCAATACAAGTCTAGAGTCTGGACTTATATGATGAATAGAAATGGCCTGAGATTTGATGATTGGACTAACATTCAAAAATTACATTTAGGTGTAAAGATGATTAGTTACCTAGAACGTATAGATTTAGTTAAACATCAAAATAGAAAACATAGGAAAGATAAGACTATAACCTATGTAGAAGCCACACCTAAAATCATAGAAGAAATTAAGAACTTTAATATAAGAAATGAATTACTGTTCCCAAAATTTTTACCAATGATTGCACCTGCTCGTGATTGGTCGTCACCATTTACAGGCGGTTATTATGGCAAGAAATTCAACAAAGAAAACAAACCAGAGGAGATAGCAAGTGCATTACAATTTCATCAAGCAAACAAATAAGAGATATTTAGAAGAATTAAACAGTAGGTGGCATGAGTTTCCTATTGTTTGGAATGCAGTAAATATAATGCAGAAAACAGAGTGGATTATAAACCAACCTGTTTATGATGTATTAGTAGCCTGTATTGATAATAGTTATGCTTTAGGAAAACTACCAGTTAATCCTGAAGATATACCACTTCCACCTAAACCATTTGATATAGCAACTAATAAAGAAGCTAAGACTAAATGGAAAAGAGAAGCATCAAATGTCTATAAGGAGAGAGCCAAAGCAAAATCTAAATTTATTCAAGTAAGACAGATTAAAGAAGAAGCTAAACTCTTTTTATTAAGAGGTTTTTGGTATTCTTATCAACTAGACTTTAGAGGTAGGATATATCCAAAGAGTCCTATGCTCTCACCACAGAGTGCTGACTATGCAAGAGCATTACTTAAATTTAAGTTTGGTAAACCAATGGGAACTGACGAAGCATTTAATAATTTTGCAGTAGCAGGTGCAGGTCTATTTGGTGAAACTGATAAAGAAGAATTATCTAATCGAAGACAATGGGTAATTGATAATGCAGATAAAATTATTTCTACTGCTAATAATCCTTTAACTGATACTTACTGGTGCAAAGCAGATAAACCTTTTAGTTTTCTTGCATGGTGTATTGAGTATAGAGATTTTGCGCTAAGTGATTTTTCTCCTGATTTTATAACAACATTACCAATACATTCTGATTGTTCTAATTCAGGCCTACAACATTACTCAGCAATGATGAGAGATGAAGTAGGTGGTAAAGCTACTAATTTAGTACCATCTAATAAACCGCAAGATGTTTATGGTTTAGTTGCTGAAAAAGTTATTGCTAGATTAGAAACAATAACTAATCCTTTAGCTAAGAAATGGTTAGATTATGGAATAGATAGGAAGATATGTAAGAAACCAGTTATGTGTTTACCTTATAGTTTAACTCAATATTCCTGTAGGCAATACATTGAAGACCATGTTGTAAAACAATTAGTTGAAGAAAATAAACAACATGAGTTTGGTGATGATTTATTTAAAGCAACTCACTTTTTAACTGGTGTTGTTTGGAAAAGTATTAATGAAGTGATAGTTGGTGCAAAAGATATTATGAAGTTTCTTAAAGATGTAGCTAAATTAGTTTCTTCAGAAAATCTTCCAGTAGCTTGGACTTCACCATTAGGTTTACCAATTTTTATGAGTTCATATAAAAAAGAATCTAAAAGAGTTAAGACTAAAATGGGAGACTCAATAATTAAATTGTCAGTTAGTTCTGATACAGATGAGATAGACCGAAGAAAAACACAACAATCTATTTGTCCAAATCTAATTCATCAACTCGACTCATCAGTATTAAGTTTATCAGTTGTTAAAGGTGCTGAACTTGGAATAGATAACTTTAGTTTAATCCATGACTCTTTCGGTGTACTTGCACCTGACTCAGATAAAATGGCGTTGGCTTTACGTGAAGCATTTTGTGAAATTTATAGTCAAGATGTTTTAGCTAATTGGGCTATTGAAATGAAACAAATGTTATCTGATAAGAACCAAAGAAAATTTCCACCTATACCAGAAAAAGGGAACTTAGATTTAGACCTAGTTAAAAAGTCTACGTTTTTTTGTGTATAGCTTTTTTTAAACTGTCCTCAACGACACCTGTGTTGATTAAGTTCCACCTATGGCTAACCAACAATTAAGGAGGTCAATTATGACAGATGCCACAAATATAAGTGAACTGGGTGAAGCTATTTATCCACACTTAAATAAACCTGACGTTAAATTTAACGAAAATGGTGAATACAAACTAACTTTAAAAATACCTGAAGCTAAAGCAAAAGGTATGATTTCTATTTACGAGAAAGCTATTCAAAATAGTATTTCTGATGCTGAACAAAAGCTAAATGGAAAGAAAGTTAAAATAGCACCAAAACCATATTCAGTAGAAAATGGTTTCGCTTTATTTAAATACAAAATGAAAGCGACTGGAATAAACAGGAAGACTAAAGAACCTTTTAGTCAAAGGCCTGCTTTATTTGATGCTAAGAAAAATCCTCTTAACCCATCTTCTTGTAATATCTGGGGTGGTTCTAAGATGAAGATTGCTTACGTATTGAGAAGTTATTACTCACCTGCTTTAGGTGCAGGAGTAACAGCACAATTGAAAGCAGTTCAAATCATAGAATTAGTCGAGAGTAAGCAAATGGATTTATTTGCTAAAGAAGATGGCTATGAAACTACAACGTCACCAGAGGAGATGAATAATGTACCAAAGACAGAAGTTCAAACGAGTACAGATTTCTAAAGACGTTGTTTTAAAGTCTGGGTTGGAAGAAATAGTCTTCAATTATTTAACAAAAAATAACTGTATGTTCGTGTATGAGGGAATGAAGATACCCTATTTCCAACCTGAGACTAAAAAAACTTATAAACCTGATTTTCCAATTAAGAAGTCAATGATTGTCGAAACTAAAGGTGCTTTCAATAGTGCCGATAGGAAGAAGATGAAATTGATTAAAAAGCAAAATCCTAAATTGGATATTAGGTTTATATTTTCAAATTCTAAAACAAAGATAGGAAAGAAAAGTTTAACCACTTATGGAAGATGGTGTGAACTTAACAGCTTTCCTTATCATTGTGTTCAAACAACAAAAGAAACATTCCCAAGTGATTGGTTAAAAGAAATTAAGGAAAAACAAAATGGCAAGACAAGAAACTAAATATATTGTTATTCATTGTAGTCAAACAAGACCATCTATGAAAGATGTAGATGCTAAATGGATAGACAGAGTACACCGAGAAAGAGGTTGGACTAAAATTGGATATGGTAAAGTTATTAAAAGAGATGGAACTGTTGAACAGGGTCGTGAAGATAACGCTGTTCAGGCTCACGTCAAAGGCTATAACCATACTTCATTTGGATTATGTTTAGTTGGTGGTGCTAAAGAAGAAGACTGGCTACAACCAGAAGATAATTTTACTGCTGAACAATGGGAGTCATTAAAAAAGACTTTAGAAGAATTAATTGAAAAATATCCTGACGCACAAATAGTGGGTCACTATATGTTAGATGAGAATAAAACTTGTCCTAACTTTAATGTAAGAGAATATTTATTAAACGAAGATATAAAGAATTACAAATTTCAAGATGGTTTAACTAATGAAGCTGATTTAGCGGAGTTAGAAGATGAACCAACAGAATAACCGATTTCTCCATCATGTTCCTTGTGAGAACTGTGGTAGCCGAGACAATCTTGGTGTGTTCGTTGATGACAATGACGAATTACATCACACATATTGTTTCGGTTGCCAACAGTACAAGAAACTAAATGGTGAATTACCACAATATTCAAAACCGAAAGAAATTACAAACATGATTAATGGAATAATAGAAGCATTACCAAAAAGGAAAATTAATTCTGAAACTTGTAAAAAGTTTAATTATCAAACTGGTGAATACAAAGGACAGAAAGTTCATATAGCTAACTATTATGATAAAAATTATAATGTAGTTGCACAGAAATTAAGATTTCAAGATAAGTCTTTTAAATGGTTAGGTGATACAGACAAGATAACTTTGTTTGGTCAAAACATTTGGAGAGATGGCGGTGATAAATCTAAAATTATTATTACAGAGGGTGAGATAGATGCGCTAAGTGTTAGTGCTGTTCAGGGTAATAAGTATCCAGTTGTATCAGTACCATCAGGTGCTACTTCAGCAAAAAAATATATTAAAAGAGAATTAGAGTGGCTCTCAAAATTTAGCAGTATTATCTTAATGTATGATGAAGATGAGAGTGGGAAGAAAGCTGTTATA